GGTTAAGCACTTTCGATGGTTTTCGCGTATAATGGTTTGAACACTAAGGGTTTATGAAAGCGCCCGAAAACGACAGAATAAGCAAAGCAGACTTGGCCAGATTGACCCACAAAACGCCTAGCGCGGTGGGCCAGCAGTTGCGTCGCCACGGCATACCAACCGGACGCGACGGCCTAGTCAGCAAGCGCGTCGCACTTGAGGCTATGTCGGTAGGCGCAACGCTTGATAAGAACCGCGCGCAAGAAGAACTGGACGAGCTAGAGGCAAGCGGCGATGAGTCGCTAGTGGTGCAGGGCAAGAAGGCAACATTGCGGCGCATCATTTTGCAGGGCGACCTGTTGGAGATCGAGCGCGACAAAGCGAAGGGCGAGTTGATACCGCTGTCCGATCACAAGGCGCAGTTGATCGAGATGCAAAACGTGTGTATGCGCTTGTGGGATACGTGGATCGAAGCCATCGGATCGAAGCGGAAGGATGCCGCATTGATCGAAGAGATGCGCAAGGGAAGGGACCAGGTGCTGGGCGAACTGGTGGCGGTGATGGAGCAATGATTGAAAATGATGTTCAATGACTACGCTAGATTACTTGATATGGATTATAGCTATTTCAAATACGGGCATTCTTGTCATAAAGATTATGCGCCTGATGCGATAGTTTTGACCGCTAAAGCATGAACAAGCCCGCGTTACCGGCATCTGTGCTTAAGTGGTTGCGGCCTGGATTCCTTCCGCGTCCTGCGCTGAACGTATGGCAATGGGCCGAGGCCAACGTAGACTTTGCGCTTGCCACCAACTACGACACGCCAATCAAGGTCCGGTATGACGCATCATATATGCCGTTCTGGAAGGAACCGGCAGAGTGCCTTACGCGCTACGATGTAAACGAAGTGGTGGCTCTGAAATGCGCGCGCGCTGGTGGCTCTGAAAACTTGCTGCTGAACGCCATACGGTACGCCGTGGCCATGCGACCGCAGCCGACCCTGTACGTTACCGGCGACCAGCTATCCGCCGAGCGCATGATGGAGAAGCGCATCAAGCGTTCCATGCGGTGCGCAAAGTCAACCGCGCGTGAATACCGGCACGTAAGCAGCACGCAGCACGACATAGCCTTTCCGTCTATGGACTTCCGCGTGACGTCGCCGAAGGCAAAGCAGGCTTTCAAGCAAGACGGCTGGGCGCTGATCCTGTGCGACGAGGTAAGCACATGGCCCGACTTTTCCGCAGACATGGCCCGCAAGCGCACGGCGTCTTACCCGTTTCCGCATATCGTGTTCATCAGCTCGCCAGACCCGCAGGCCAAGCGCGGCAGCGACGACGACCCAATCTTCGTTGAATACCGGCGCGGCGATTGCAGGAAATGGACATGCGTTGACGGGAACGGCGCAGACTTCGTTTTTGAGATGGGCCATCCAGACACCGCGTATGGCCTGAAATGGGACGCATCGGCCAAGGACGCGGACGGGAAATGGGACTTTGACCGCGTGCGCGAAACGGCTCACTACGTCACGCCTAGCGGTTGCATCATACGCGAGCCGAAGCGTATGGGCTTGGTCCGTGGCGGGCGCTGGGTGGCTACGCAGGCCGCGCCATCGAATGTGCGCAGCTACCACGTAAGCGCCTTTATGACGCCGTTCGATTCGTTCGGCGGCATAGCGGTGGCGTTTCTCAAAGCTGTAGCGGCTGGCCCGCAGGCATTGCGCACGTTCGTCTACGAATACCTAGCCGAGCCGTGGTACGGCGAGAAGCAGACCATAGACGCAAACGAGATAGAGAACCGGCGCGGATCGTACAGGGCGGGCACACGGTTGATTGAGTCGCCAGCGTATGGGTATCTTTCCGCGCGCCGGTCAACGGTGATCCAATCGGTGGACGTGCAGAAAGACCGCATGTACTGCGTGGTACGCGAATGGTTCGAGGGTGGCGATTCCGCGCTGGTAGACTTCCAAGAAACGACGGCATGGAAAGACGTGGCCGCATTGCGCGCTAAACACAACTGCGAGCGCGTTTTCGTTGACCTCGGGTATGCTGGGCGGCGCAACGAAGTGCTGGAACAGTGTATGTACGGCGAGATAAAAGGCGCGGTACCTATGTTCGGACGCGATAGCCTCAAGGAAACGTACAAGGTCCAGCGCGATTATGACCCGTTTGAGGGCACAGCAAAGCAGGGGCGCGTTAAAATTCCAGTGGTGACGTTCAACCCCGACCAGGTGAAGCACATCCTAGCGCGCCTGATGGCTGGCCTTGACCCGCGCCAGTGGTTGCTCCCGGCCAATGTTACCTCCGAATACATCAGGCAGATCACCGCCGAGGAGTGCATAGACGGAGCATGGGTGGCCAAGCACAAAGACAACCACGCCACCGACTGCGAGGCAATGAACCTTGTCGCGGCTATGATTCTTGGCAAGTTTTCAGAGGTGGTGCCGGATTTAGCCGCCATTACCGCCGCGCCGAAAGCCGAGCCTCCGCGCCCGGCGCGAGTGCGTGGCGTTTATGTGCCAGATTAGGCGCGGTTAGCTGTTTGGTTCTGGTGCTTTACATGCCCGCCTTGGGTATATGGCACAAACCGCAGCCGATATTGATACCCTGTTGACCAGCCTGCGGGCGCGTATCGCGTCAATCGAGGAAGGTCTTGCGTCCTATTCCATCGCGCAACGCACCGTTGCAAACCACAACCTAACAACGCTTTATCAGCGCGAGAAGGAATTGATGCGCAGGCGCGCGCGTCTGTCTACCACGGGTAGCGGCGTGCTGGTTGTTGCCGAAACCGCCACCACAAACGAGGGCGTCGTCTGATGGCTATGACCCTTCAAGCGCGGTTGGAGCGTTCGCAGATAAAGCGGCAGATTGCCGAGAATGAAGCGCGGACGAAGCATTACAACTTCATCAACGAAAACCTTGCCAACAGCCGAAAGCGCAAACTGGGCTGGATTTCACCAGGCAAGGCCGAGCGCGACTTTTCCAAGCAGGACCGGCGCAAGGCAATGGCTATGGCCCGCCAGCGCGTGGAAGAAAATCCGCTTTTCCAGACCATTGTCCTAGCCCGCGTGAATAACATCGTGGGCCGCGAGTTGCGCCTGATGATGCGCAGCGGAGACAACGACTGGGACGTCGCGGTGGAGAACTGGTGGGCGCTTGAGAAGGACCGCATGGACGTGGCCGGGTTGCGATCCTGGGGCCAACTACTGCGCGCATGGCAGGCTCGCCGCGATATTGACGGCGATGTTGGCGTGGCCATGCTGGATGAATCTTTTGCGGATCGCCCGCTTTCCTATGTGCAGACGTGGGAAGCGGACCAGATAACGAAGAACGACGCCAAGGACGCCAACGAGAGCGGCATAGACTTTGACGATTACGGAATGCCCCTCAAATACTACGTGGTATCCGACCCGAACGACGCAAAGGAAGTTGCGCGAACCTACCCGCGCGAAAACTTCATCTTGTTCAAGAACGATAACACCTTCCGCGTGAACCGCGCGCGCGGCGTATCGCTGTTCCTGCAATCGTTCGCCATCGGGCAGGACCACGCGGACATAATGGACGGCATCACGCAACTGGTTAAAAACGTCTCGTTTATCGGGTTCAAGTTCACGATGGACGCGCCGGAAGGCGGCAACCCATTCGGTGCCGCAGGCGGAACGACTACCGGCGAAACTGGCGTTGATTACTCAAAGGTTAAGCTAGTTTCCGGTTCGCATCTGGTCATGGGACAGGGCGAAAACGCGGAGGTAATGGAGTCAAAAAACCCTACCAGTGAAGTCACCAACTTTGAGAAGAAGATGGTTTCACGCATCGCGCTTCCGTTCGGCCTGACCTACGAGCTTTTGACCGGCGACTACAGCGCCGTGAACGACCGCACCATGCGGGTCATGCTCAAGCAATTCGAGAAGTACATCCGGCCAGAGCAAGCCGAGATCGGGCGCGTAGCAACCAAGATATTCCGATGGGCCTTGTCGCGCGCGGTCAACGCAAAGGTGCTTACTCTGCCAGCAGGACTCGCCACATGGTTTAACCATCGCTGGGGCGCGCCTGGATTCCCGTACATCAACATACTACAGGAAGCGCAGGCGCAGGAAATCATGTTGCGGATGAAAACTACCAGCCGCACGAAGATTCTAGCCGAGCAGGGCGACGACGATTTCGACGAGATTGCGGATGAGCAGGAATACGAGAGTGAAGGCATTGAGGACCGCGGGCTAATGGCCGAGCAGACGCCAGCTCAAACGCCCCCAGCGCTACCGCCCGAAGATGATTCCGGAGATGTCGTAACCGACACCGCTTTACAAGCCAAGCAAGGGTAACATGGCAAGCGAAGTCTATAGCCCACGCATCAAGCGCAGTTGGTTCGGCCTGCAATACGACGAACCTACCAGCACGGCGGACCTGTACCTTTACGACGATATTGGCATGTGGGGAACCACGGCCAACGATTTCAAGGAGCAACTGCTTTCGTTGAAGTCGGACAAGATCAACGTCTACATCAATTCCAAAGGCGGAGAAGTTGACGCCGGACTTGCCATTTACAACCTATTACGACGCCACTCCGCGCAAAAAACAATACACATTGACGGTATCGCGGCGAGCATGGCGTCGGTTATTGCGATGGCGGGCGACAAGGTTGTCATGCCCCGCACGGCCCTCATGTTTGTTCATAAGCCGTGGACTATCGCGGCAGGCAACGCGGACGATTTGCAGAAAACCGCCGCCGACCTGAATGCATGGGAGACCGCGCTGGTTGCCGCGTACACCGCCAAAACCGGCAAGAGCGCCGAGTTTATCGCGGACATGCTGCGCGATGAGCGCCTATTGTCTGCCGACGAAGCGGTGGAGCTTGGTTTTGCCGACGAAATTGAGGACGTGGATCACGCGGATGCGTCTTATCGAGGCGCGGTTACGGCCAAGATTCTCTGCCACATGTCGAAAGCCAAGGAGAAAGCAGCCATGACCGAAGCGCCGCCCGCCCCCGAAGAACCCGCGCAGCCCGCCGCGCCGGTCATTGAACCCTCCGCCGAGGTCGAACCCGATGAACTGCCAGCGCCCGTTGAAGTCGTGCCGGAAACTCCCGCGCCAGCCACTGTTGACGCACGCTCCGAGTTCAAAGCCTTTGTTAATCGGTTCGGGAACGCCCGTGCCGCCGCGTACTTTGCGGTAGGCCTTTCGTTTGCTGACGCTGAGCGCCGGTTTACCGATGAACTGATCGCTGAGAATGCGGCATTGAAGTCCGCACAGCCTGCGGCGCATGTGGCTGGCCCTGCGCCGGTCAAGATCACCGACAGCAAGGGATCGCTGTGGGATAAGTACCGCGCCATACCCGACGCAAAATGTAAAACCGAGTTTTACCGTGCCAATAAACAGCAGATGGACCGCAACAACAAGTAGGAGAATCATGAAGAGAATCAGCATCATTATGGCGGCGTTTATCGCCGTTGCCAACGTTCCGGCCTTTGCGGTCGTTGACCAGCAGGCGGCCTCCGCCTCGCTTGTAACCACCAACACCAGCGCAACCGTACTGCCCATTGCTGGAACGATCAAAAGTATCTATTTTGACGTTCCTGCAACCAAGACCGGCGCGGTGTCAATCGTGTCCTCTGACGTTGGCACGGTTTTGAGCGTTAGCGGCGTTACCGCTGATACTCTGTATTTGCCGCGCGCGCCTATCAATACCACGGCTGGCGCGATTGCCACCAACGGGACGAGCGCCATTTATGACGCGATCACCATTCTAGGCGACGTGACGGTTACGTTTACGCCCGCCGCGAACACTACCGGCACCAATGCCTTTAGCGTGAAGATCAACTACGAGAAGTAATAGGAGACTACCATGTCGAATACCCTTGCAGGAATCAACCTCGCCCAAATCGCCCAGCGCTCGCTTGATGTGCTGGTCGCGCAACTGCCCGCCCTTTCCGCGTTTGCCACCGATTTTTCGGATGAAGTGGCCGTCGAGGGGTCGAGCGTTACCACCCGCGTCGCTACCCAGCCAACCGTTGGATCACTCTCCACCGGCTATGCTGCAAACGCGCAGGGTGCTACCACCACGGCCAAGACGATCACGCTTGGCGACGTTACCGGCCTGGTCCTGGGCTTCACCGACTCCGAGTGGAGCAAGTCCAGCATCAACCTGTACGACATCTTCATCCGTCCCGGCGTCAACGCTGTCGCCAACGACATGATTGATGACGCGCTCGCCCTGCTGACGGCTGCGAACTTCTCGCAGTCGGCCACCATCGCCGCCGCCGCCATGAATCACGGCAAGGTGGTTGATTTGGCCAAGGAACTGACGGAAGCGAACGTGCCGAAGATGGACCGCTTCCTCGGCCTGGCCCCCGGCCACTATGCCGCGCTTGCGAAGGACGTGAAAGATACCTACGCGGTTGGCACGTCCAACGTGATCCAGCTCAACCAGTTGCCGCCCATCGCCGGTATGTCTGTGTTTGAATACACCGACATACCCGACAACAGCGAAAACTTGGTGGGCTGGGCCGGTGGCAAGCAGGGCATCCTGATCGCCGCCCGCCAGCCCGCGATCCCGCAGGGGTTCACTGGCGAAATCGAAACCGCCGTTGATCCCGAAAGCGGCTTCGCTCTCCAGTTGCGCAAGTGGTACTCCGCCGATGACGGCAAGTATTACCTGTCGATGGGTGCCATGTGGGGCGTCGCTGTCGGCGTGCCCGGCAACATCGTCCGCATTGTGTCTGCCTAAACATCAACGTCCATAGACGCCACCATGGGCGGAGCGGGTTACGATCCTCCCGCCCGCCCATTCGGTTTTTAAGACATGACCATAAGCGCGGCCAGCCTAAGAGCGGACCTAGAAGCGATGCGCGACGATTTGCCTTCTTCGCTCGTGTGGAGCGGGCAGACCATCAGCGTTACCGCATCGCCTGTTACGCGGTCAAATGACGTAAGCGGTGAGGGCGTGCTGTCCGTGCGCGAAATCGAAGTGTACGCCGTCATAACTGATTTCTCCGGTAGCGTGATCCCTGAGCCGCAGGCCGTGGTGCAGGTGGACGGTATCAAATACTACATCACCGACCGCGAAACTGATTCCGTTGGCGTGCGCATGATGCTGAGGCGCGTCTAATGCTGTCCGTCAACATAGACAGCGTGCAGGTAGATCGGAAGCTAGGCGAAATCGCGCGCGACCTAGGCTTCACCATGCGCGACATGGTGGTAGAGCAATCGCGTCTGGCCGCGCAAGGGTGTATCCAAAGCACGCCGCCAATCAATAAGGCCATGAAAATCAGCCAAAAGGCCGGACGCGGCGCAATCACGCGCGATATGGGCCGCCTGTTCACTTCGCTGGAATACTACACCAACGCAGGCGCGACAGCGTGGACCGACCTACAGACGAAGGACATAGCCATCAAGTTTCCAAACGGCGCGTTTATGCGTATCCCGTTTGTGCGCTTTGCAACCAATACTAACCATATGGCGGCATTCCACGCCACGCACCGAAGTAAGAGCAGCGGTCGCGCGTTCAAGCTGCAAGACAAAAACAAGATGCTCGTACAGAACGACCGGCTATTGAACAAGCACAAGCGCGATGTTTTCAGGCGTATGGGCCAGTACGCGGCTGGTTGGCTGCCAGCGCTGGAACACTTTGCCAGCCTGAGCAAGATCAGCCAAGGCATGAAGGTGCCGCTATTCGTAAAGAAGGCAATCAGCCGAAGCGGTCGGTTCAGCGACTCGTCGCGCAACATGATCCAGCCCGAAGCCATCATCACCAACAAGCTGAGATTCGGCTACCCGCAAAAGCTTGAGCAGTTGATTGAACACGTATCGCGCGAACGTCAGGCCGATGCGGTTAAATGGATGCGCGTCCGCCTGCGCAAGCTAATCGAGCAAAGGGGCATGGCATGACGGCAACTGCATACTGGTCCTGGCTCTCCGCAGAGCGCAAGTGCTTTGACTTCATCAACAAGGCGCTTGGCACGGTTGAGGGCGTGGAAGGCTACAAGCCAGAGAAATTCCCGCGCGTGGCCACACTATCGAGCGAGTGTAACAACTGGATGTTTGAGATTAGCGGCGGGGAATCGCCGTTTATCAGATCCCCGGCAGAGCAGGGGAACACCCGCGCGATGTGGATGCAAGCCACGTTTAAGGGCCGGTTTACTGAGCGCGACTTGGCCCAGCGTGTCGCGTGCGCGGTATGGGACGTACTACCGTCAGGCGAATCAACCGATAACACCCTGGCCGGAATCGCGCAGATTCAGCCCACCGCGTACCCGTCCGTGGTATCCGATGTGGTCGAAATGGCCAGCGATTTAGAGGTAGGCGGAGAAACACGCGTGTGGATCGTCACCATCCCGTGCTGGGTCGTGTTTGCCTACATGGAACAGACCTAACTTTACAAGAGCGCATTAACTAGGAGCTACAGATATGCCGACAATTGCATTTGGAAGCGAGCAGCCTTTCGGCGCGCTTACCGGCTGGAACTACACCAGCGCCAGCGTCACCGTTGAAAAGAAGCGCGCCAATGCGCTTGATGAAATCGGAAACGAGGACGCATCGCAGCTCTATGACGAAATGACGAACGTCACCGCGTCATTTGTAGCCGCGTCTACCACGGCCCCTACGATCCCGCCCAGCATCGGCGCGGTGCTTAATGGCTACATCGTGACCAGCATACAGGTGAGAACCGACCGCGAAGCGTTTGCCACCATGACGCTTACGGGCCACAACCACGCGGCCAACGCGCACAGTGGTAGCGAAAAGTCAGTGGCCCACAATTTGACGCTCGCATCAGGCTTT